CCAATTGCAGACCCAATGGGTTGCCGTTCCACGATGTTGCATTTTGTGAACCTGCTGCGTTGTAACCCGACAGACCGTTGGCGATCAACGGGAAAATTTGACGGCCCGTTGAATCTGCGAGCTGGCCCAGTTGCGCCCATACGTCAACTGATACGAACATGTGGGTTGGCAACCAGTTGCGGCCGCTTGAGATGTCGCTTGCTGCATCGTAAACGGACTTGAGCAAGTCGGCTACGGTTCCATCCCAAACACCAGATGATGTTGCGGCTGCAAGCAAGTTGTCAGCGCACAAGTTGTCTGATGCAATCATGTATTCGCCCATAAGGTCATTCAAGATGAGTGACATTGCTTCAGGGCTGGTAAACGAAATGTCCTGTTCGGAGAGGGTGACCTGACCGGCAAGGGTGGTCTTTGTGACCGTGTTGCTTGCAATCACCATTGTCTGTGCAGTTACTGCCGACAATTCGGTTGACTGTGTGCCAACTGCGGTGTGCGTGGTGATGGTTGGACGGATAAAGGTTTTTGATTGTCCGTTATCTGGATAAGCGCGTGCTCCTACAGCTTCCACCGTAGGCCTGAGGAACGCCAGATCCTGCACCAATGGCCCGAGCACCGGCACAGGGAGCAAACCTGGGGTGTCCGTGGTAAGCACGTCACCTGCAGCTGCTTGCAATGCAGTTTTCTTTGATGCGGTATATTCGGCAACAGCCTTGTTCATGTTTGCAAAAGTGTCGCCACCGATATGGTAAGCGGCCATAAATTCGCCTGCTGTTGGCAACACAAACTCTTTTTTAGCTTGTGCAAAAATTGGTGCAGTAGGGATTGTCGCCTCGACTGCTGGTGCGGTTACTTCTGACATTTCTTCTTTCTCCTCTACTGGGGTTATTTCTTCATTTAACACTACTTCAGGTTCCTCTTGGTGGATACTCGCAGCAACTTTAGTGATGTTTGCGCGATCGCCAAACGCACCGATTGGAACGAGCGATAGTTCCATCCAGTCGGCCGCCTCAATGACCATGGTTCCTGCTTCGTCATACGAGAATTTAATCGGGTTTACACCCACCGACACTTGATCGATTGTGCCATCTTGAGCCATGACCAGAGCATCGTTTCCGAGTGTGGTTGCGCTAATTTTTGCGCTAAACAGCATGCCTTGCTCGGTGTCCACACGCTCCGTGACAACGCCAACTGGCTGGCTTGCATCGTGATACATAAACAAGCGTGGGGCTTTGCCTTCGACTGGCAATGAGCCTGGCTTAAAAATGACCTCTGTTCCATCGCTGACGGTTGCCGGCACGTTGTACGGTACGGCTGTGCCCGAGATCGTGCGGCGTGGTGTGTCGCCTGCAGCTGCATCTACGGTGAAATCTCCTGCAATTAATTTAATCATTGTGCTATTTGCTCCTGTGTGTTTTCTTCAATAACGGTTTCTTCATCGTCCATTTCGTCTGCCAAAAAGTTTTCTTCCAAATATTCATCGGCGCAGAATTCAACATAAGTTCCTCTTGGCAAAACATTGTCCATTGACAACGCGCCAGCGATTGCGTCCGCGTAAAGTTTCACGCCAAACAAATACAGATCGGCACGCGCTTGCTGTGAACTTTGGTACGAGTATGCACCTGTGGCAACGCCAACCAAATATGGCGGTACGTTTGCCAAACGTGAACATTCAAGTGACTGATATTGCGATGCTTCAATTAGCAACATTTTGTCAGGCGTGCTGTTTGTTTCGGTGTAAGACAAATACTCGTTGAGCGCCGCGGTTTGGTTTGTTGCTCGAGCGGCATTAAACGCGCTAGCCAAATCAGCCAATTCTTGTGCGCTTAATGGTTCGCCACCAGTTTGTTTCAGTACGCCGGCAGGGATGCTGGACGATGCGTTGCGATTGCGCGCAGCTTCTAATTTGAGTGCTGTTTCTATTGCACCTGGAGCCGAATAGATCAGGCCTTGTGATGGTGACAAAAATTGAATCAGGTTTGCTGGGTCTAATTCGCCGCCTTGAAAATACACTTGTGACGATGGAGCAAACCAGACGGGACCTGCCATGTCGGTGGTGGTGATGGAGCCGGCTGGTAGCCGGGTCATGGTCGCAGGTAGGCCGTCAGCATAACGCGACGTGATGTACCAGAACGCTCGACCAAACATCATGAGGTCATCAAGTGTCCAGCTCATAAGAAATTGAAAACTGACTTGTGGGTCTGGTCGGCGTATCCAGGAACGTGGTGCAAGATATTGTTTTTGCATTTCCTGTTCGGTTTCGTTCCACACTTCTTTGTACATGCGTAATGGCATTGAGCCAATTACTGATGCCATAAGATCGCGCGCACGATTAATTGTTGGCACGCTAATTGCAAGGTTGCGTTGTTCGCCTTCGCGGTAGGTGTAGTACTGGCCGATCATGTTCACGCCAACATTTGACGATGAGTAACCAGGTGCAAAGCCACCAGCCGCAGCTGCCTTTGTTGGCGCTGGACTTATTGCTGCTTTTTTGGTTTTGTTAAAAATCGCCATATATCCCACTTTGCCATATAAGTGGCGATCGCACGTGACTATACCGATTCCGACAAAAGGCTAAGCCGTGCGACCGCCAGCGAGAATGTTAGTGGTTTACCGCAACAAGCATGGGTTTTCCTGTGTTGACGGGTCGCGCAACCATGCCAACTCCCCAGACCATTGTGCGCGCCAATTCGATTGGCCCAGGTGACCGTTTGCTAGATAACACCAAAGTGTTGTCGGTACGAACAGCAACAGCGCGTTGCACATGCTCGGCCAACATGGTCTCGCCTGTGTGCAATAGGCGTGCTTCACTAATCATGTTTTTAACAAGCGGTGTAAACCGACCCAATTCGGCATAGCCAACGACAACTCGGCGGCGCTCAATGTTTGACGGGCAGGTCGCATCTACGGTTGGCGATAACGCAAACTTAACCATCGGGTCTTGCGCGATCTCTTGCACTTTTTCCCACAGCTCCGTGATCGAGTCGGCAATGAATGCAACGGTTACTAGTACACGGCCGTCTGACAGGTTGACGCATCTGGTTGCCGAGTAACGCGAGTCGTCTAGCGATGCTTCTATGGCAACTACGCCACCGTTTGGAATGTCGCCTGTGTAATGCAGCTGTGGCCAGCGGTGCGGTTCAATCCAGCCACGTGCAACACTCACCCAAAGATTGAGACTGGCTCTTAGAAAACTTGCGCGGTCGGGGTTGCCTGCTTCTTGCCGGATGGTTTCCAAATCAAGGGTATGACCGAGTGCAGGGTTACCCCATCCCCACGATGACTCATGCAACGGGTCAAGGCTTGGGTCGGGTGACCATTCGGCCATGTACATCGTTGACGGTTCGCCGCGGTCTATTGCTCGAATACCAGCCTCACGCCAGCGTTGAAATAGCACCGATTCTTCTGTGCCAGCGGTGCTGAAGAAACACGCGAGAGGATTTTTGCGTGCACGTTGCGCCGGCAACAAACCACCCTCTACCGCGTCAGGGTTCACGTCAAAGAGCTCGTCAACAACAACCAGGTCAATGCTCATACCGTGACCTTGATTTGGCTTTAACGCTTTTACCCACCACTTGCTGCCGTCTGGCATTGTCGCCTGATAACGGCCATACGACTTAACAATTTTTGCGCCGTAATACTCCTCAAGAATTGGTGCCAAATCATCAAACAACAAACACGCAAGATCAAGTCGGTGCGCGCCAGATACCACGGTTTGTTTACCGCCACGTATCTTTGGCATCTCCACAAGCCAAAACAAAATCAGCGCTTGGATAATTGTGGTCTTGCCGTTCTGACGTGCCACCGAAACAAGACTCGAGCGATGCACAAACTTTTGATCAGCGTCAACCGCAAGCATCCCTTCAAGAGCATGAATCTGCCACGGCATCAAATCAATTTGCAACACTTTTTTAGCCATGTCCCCCACAAGCCCAGCTAGTGAACCGGCATGATCTGGAATGATCGTTTCTAGTCTCGGCCGGTCGTGGCCAGTTGGCGCCAGTTCAGGCTGGTTCGGGCTGTTCGCGACAAAATGAAGCA